GGCTTCCAGACGCCGGTGATGGTGTCGGTCTCGCCAAAGCTGCTGGGGGTCAGGGCTTGGCCGTCGATGAAGTTGATCTCGGTGAGGTAGCCGTCAAGATAGCCAGAGCTTGAAAAACCAACTGATCCGCTTCCAATGCGGTGGTCGTTTGTATTGTTAATTTCAAGATCTAGATTTTGTGCAGGGTATGTTGCAGTTGTAAAGACAGTAATTTGAGTCCCGTTGACGTAAATCTTTACCCGGTTAGTGTCTGTTGCTTGGGTCGTGTCCACAGCCAAGGTGATGTGGTACCACGCAGATGAATCGCGAAATACTTGTGTTGTGCTTAAACGAAACGTATGAGTACCTGTGTAGCGGGCAAACGTTAGACCATCGGTAACGTTATCTTGAAACTGCAGATAAGTGATTATGCCGCTCGAACCTGCAGTGAAGGTTTTGTTTTCGTCTCCAAGTTTTGAGCGTTTTACCCACCCACTCCAGGTAAATGTGCGCCTATTCCCCGCACTCGCCGGAGTCCTGTTGAGGTGCGCCGAATCCGCCGAGTTGAACCGCAGGCTGCGTGAGATCTTGTAACCTTGCTCGCCACCAAGCAACAGGAGGTTGGCGCTTCCGGGGACTCCCATAAATCAGCTCAGGTTGGTCAGCAGTTGTGCGTGGATGCTAGTCGTGCTGCGGACCGTGTACACCAAGCAATCCACGGCTGACAACGTGCTGGTGACGGTGGGCGCAGTGCCGCCGCTGAAGTCCCAGTAGCTGCCAAAACTCACGGTGCGGGCAGTGCTGGCGTCTTGCGTGATGAAGATCACACCGCTTTGCCCAGCCGTCAGGTTCGTCGGGTTGGCCAAGGTGACCGTATGACCCAACGTGATGCTGAAATTGTTGGCCAGCGAAAAGTCGGGAGTGACGGTGCTAGCCGAGGTCAGGGCAGTGATCGCACCACGCTGAGCGGCGGTATAACTCTGCGCTAGGCCGAGCAGCGGCACCGTACCAGTGGCATCTGGCAGCGTGATCGTGCGGTCTGTGGTTGGGTCCGTGACCGCCAGTGTGGTTTCGTTGCCGTCAGAGGTGCTGCCCTCAAATACCAACGAACCAGCGGAGCCAATCTCAAGGGCGCCGGTGATAGTGCCGCCCGCCAAGGCGAGATAGGTGCTGGCTGCTGTGCTGCTGCTGAGCAGGCCGAGGTTGGTGGAGGCGAGTGTGCCAACAGTTACGAAAGCCGAGTTCGCAGCATTGCGAATCTTTAAAAGCCCCGTGGTGGTATCTGCCCACCATTGAAAGGCGTAAGTTGTGGTTGGTTCAACGGCGCCACTGTTGTTGGTAACGATTGCCGCAAGCTGACCATTGATGTCGCTTCTTACGGCCGCTCCGGTTCCGTTGCTGACAACGTAGTCCGCTTGGGGGCTCACGAGTTACACCAACCACGACAGTGCTTTTTCAATCTTAGCCCTGCCGTCCATATCCGGTTGCACTCCATGTGAAGTTGCGGGTGACTGGACTGCCGCCGGAGTTGAAAAAGCTGATCTGGAAGCCGGTGCCAGTCACGTTGGAGATCTGGAAGTAGTCGCCAGCCTGCAGGTTTTGCGCCGTCACACCGACGCTGGGCAGATAGGCGTTTAGGCCGCCGATGCTGGCCGTTCCAGTGAAGAAGGGGTAGGGAAAAGTCACGGCGGTGTTGGTGGTGCCGCTCGCTGCGGCGTTGCTCTGCTCGGTCCGGCGTTGGACGGTGGCGAGGTAACCCAGCTCATCCACGAGGATGTTTTCGGCAATGTCGTGACTGGTCAGTGTGGTGCGGAACTGGAAGCCACGGCCACGGAAGGTGCCATTGACGAACGGCTGCCATGCGCTCCACGTCGGAGTGCTGCTGGGGTTGTCGGTAGTGCTGCGGAGTTCAAGGGTGGCGTTCACCGCGTCGATCACACCGCCGTCCCAATCGCTCCAGGTGTCTACTTCGGCCAAACGGCTGTCGATTAGGTCGCTGGGAAAATAACCACGGGTGACGAAGTAACGGCTGAAATCAACGGAGAACGTGTTGCCAAAATCAACGGTGTTGGCGAAGTTGTAACTGCCGGAACTTTGAACGTCACCAATCACGTCGAACGTAACCATGGCGTCCACGTCAAGCACGGTGTCAAATAATTCCGAGCCATCCAGCGTCAGGGCGTCAAATTCGTCGCTGTAGAAGACGTCGGTGCGTGTGCCTTGGAATGGTGGGGCGTCTTGATCTTCGCGGCGGTTGATCAGCGTGAGCGGTGCCAGCGTGTCGGGCAGGTCGATGATGATGCTGGTTTCGCTGGCGCTTTGGCGGCCTCCATCGTCCTCAAACTTGACCAGCACCTCGCCTTCCACCAGCGGGATGATGGCCTCGGTGGAGCTGCCGGATTTGGCGGGGATTAGGTCAACGCTGTTGCTCCAGCTAGCCGTGCCGTCGGTCAGGTTGCTGTGGCGGATGTGGATTTTGCCGCCGACCTTCACATCAAGATCAACAGTCTCGTCCCAGCGCAGGCGACCGGAGTTGGCGTTGATGGCCTCAAAGCTGAGGTTTTGTACGTTGCCGGGGACAGCGGTTTTGCCGACAAGCGAAAATTGCGCGGTTGCAATCGTGCTGCCTTTGTTCAGGTAACTGTATGCCTGAATTTGGATGTATAGCGTTCCGGGGCGTGTATCAAGAATTTTTGTTGATGGTGATGGTGTATTGATTTGTTGCCAATTGTCATTGTCGATTCGATATTTGATGCGGAACTCAGAAACACGTTCCTTGGGGCTGATCCAGCTAAGGCTGAAGCCTGAAAATACACCTTGCCCGTCTTGGTAAAGGTATTCAGTGCCGCTAATGCTGCTGACCGGATCAGGTGGATCGCTGAGGTTACTGATGTCGCGGGTGGTCAGAGTATTGTCGCTTTCAATCGCGTTGTAAATGCTGCTGTTGTACTGCAGGGCGGTGACGCCGTAGATGCCGTCTTCCGATTCAGCAACATTAAGAACGCGAAACTGTTGTGCTTCGATGTCGCTGGTTTGGATGAGCCAGATTGCGTTGGCGTTGGGTGCTTCGCTAAATGGGTTGCCGACCGTGATGGTGCGGTCGCTGATGGATTGGATCGGGCGAAGTTCGACGTTGCCGCTGGGCAGGATGACCGAAATACGCGGGTTACTTGCCAGATTGACGGACAGGCTGCTGCTGGAGTCAACCGTGATGGTGGTTGTGGTGGCAGAACTGACGCGACCGCTGCGGCGTGTGCCAGCCTTCATCGGGTCGGCAATGTCAATCACCATTCCAGGGCGCAGGATGATGCCGCTGTCGATTGACACCGAGAAGGTGACGGTTTCGGTCAGGTTTTGTTCGCTAAGGAGTGCCCACTTACCAGCGCGATGCGCTTGACCTTGGCTGTAACAACCGAGGGCTTTGATGTCTTTGTTGATGATGCCGTATTTGGCTACGGCGTCGGCGTCTTCGACGTACTCGTACTCAACTTCGCCGAGGGTGTCGTAGGACTGCCAGGCAACAGTTGCGACGCTGTGGCGAGCTTTTTGTGATGTGCCGCTGTAAACAAAAATGCCATCAACGACATTGCTTTGTCCCAGCAGATATTGCGAGTCGGTCGGTTTGTCCTGCTGGAGCACCAGCGAGCCGGCGCCGTAATACGCGATGCCACGGAACAGGCTGGTCATCTCTTGGATGACGTTGTAAACCTCGTCGCGGCTGTTAATTAGTAGGTTGCAGGAGAAGCGTGGTTCCAATCCGTTTTTGCCGTCGTCGACAAGGGCGTTGCAGTATTGGCTGATGGCGTAGAAGTCGTAACGGTCAAGGCTGCTGGTGGGGATGCTGGCGCCGTAACGGGTGTTGGTGAGCAAATCCCAGAGGCACCACGCTGGGTCGTTACACCACGTTGCAGCGCCGAAGGTGCCGTCCCAGACGCCGGAATAGGTGACGCGACCCAAGTACGTGGTGGTATCGACGCTGGCGTTGCTGGGCAGTTGGACTTTTTGCCCGCGAATCAGATACTTGCGGGTTGGGATTGAGTCGAACTGACGGGAATCAAACCGCAAAAATGCCAGTGCGCTGTTGGGGTAGCGCAGTTTTTCGTCGATGATTTCGGTGTAGCTAAACCAGTAAGTTTGGTTTTGGCGTTTGGTGCTGGATTCGTCGGCGCTGACGCGGATAACTTTGATGTCAACGGGGAACGCGCCAGACAGCGGGATCATGTAATCGCGCTGGTAGCGGTTGCTGGTTTTGCCGCTGATCGTGTCGTCTACGACGGTTGTGTAGCCGCCGGCGTTGTACTGGACTTGGATGCGGACTTGGACGCTGTGGCCAACAATGTCGCCGTCATCTTCGATAATTTGCAGCGATGGGACTTGCAGCGTGACGCGCACACGATCCACGTCGGAATCGGTGATGGTGCGGACAACGGGTGTGGCATTAACAACTTCGACGTTGACGCCTTCTTCGCTCTCGGTGCCAATCGCGTTGCTGATGTAGCTCTGGGCTTGCGTGCCAGTGCGGGTGACGACTGTGTAACCCTCGAAGTTGGCATTGCCAGCAGCATCCTTGACGGGAGTGCCTTCCAGATAAATGCCTTTTTCGCCATTTTCGATGCCGTCAATTTCACCTTCGCACAGCAGATCCAGCACGCTGGCATATTGAACCGACTGCAGTGAGTCGTCGGCTTCTGTTGGCGTGCGGCTTGATCCGCCACCACCGCCGCCGCCGCCCTTGCCGCCGCCACCGCCGCCGCCGCCACCACCAGCACCAAGAATCCGTGTCATATCAGTTGGTCAACGTCAAGACCGCTAGAAAGAACAGCGGAGCCAACGAATACGCGCCCGTATGCAATAGGAACCGGCAAACCTTGCTTTGCGGTGTTGACGATGCCGGAGAAAGTGAACGACTCAAACTTTGCAGCGTCGCGTCCGCGTTCTGTTGTGGTTGTCGATTGAACTGGGGCGGGTGAAAGTGCTTGTGCGACGCCACCCAACACAAGAGATGCGCCTAATCCGCTGAGCGCAACGCCCAAAGTTGTTAATGCACCAGCGGTGCCTGCTGTAGCTGCTGTGGCTCCAAAAATACTGGTTGCGCCAAACAGACCAGCACCGGGCAGCAAAAACGACAGCGCAATCAAGCCGACGCCAATACCGATTTGACCACCCAAGCCACCTGCACCAGCGATTACTGGAGTGATACTGAAGACTTCGCGCTCACTCCATGGACCGATAATTAATGCTGCATTTTGTTCGGTTATTTTTTCTTTTCCGAGAGTTACGCGATAACCAACGCCGTCTTGTTCGCTATCAATCAACCACTTTTCAAGACCGGGAAAATTGACGCAAAGTGCCTTGAGCGCCTGCGCTGGCGTGTCGGCTTCAAATTGGAAGCGGCACTGACCCAGCTTTTTGCGGAGTGCGCCGTAGACCTTAACGACTTTCATGCCGCAGGACTCGGGCGGTGCTCTTCAAATAATAACCGCCGTACAGATCACGGCTACTGAG